TAATATTTTTCAAGAACTAAACAAGTTCAATAATGTAATTTTTACAGAAGAAGGACACACATACACATTAAACGGTAAACCACTTACATCAGTAACTACATTTATAGGTAAATTTAAAAAACCTTTTCTAAAAGATTTCTGGGCAGATAAAACTGCTAACAAAGAAGGTAAGACTCGGCAAGAGATTTTAGATAAATGGGATTCTATTAGTTTGCGTGCATGTAACAAGGGGAGTAAGTTTCACGCATTTGCTGAAAATTATATTAGTAATAAAGTGCTCACTAATACAATGTACGACTTTGATGTAGATATGGAAGCGTATAATAAAATTGAAGCACAATTTTTAAAGTTCTATGAAGAATCAAAAAATAACCTTACACCTATTAGCTCTGAGCTTTGCGTTGGGTCTAGCTCTATTGGGCTGTGCGGTATGGTTGACCAGCTCTACTATTCAAATACTCTTAAAGGGCTGGTTATATTTGATTGGAAGACTAACAAAAAAATGAATTACACCAGCAAGTATAAAAATAAAATGCTTGCTCCTATATCCCACCTAGATGAGTGTGAATTTTCTACATACTCTTTACAACTCTCTACATATAAGTATATTATTGAACATGAAACAGATCTAGAAATAAAGGATTGTTACATTGTTTGGTTTAATGAAAAGAATCACTCTTATAATTTAATAAAGTGCGCAGACTACCGCAAAGAAATTATAGACATGCTGAATTATAATTAATTTTATTATATTTGTCGCATGACAATACCAATTAATAATACATTACCCCAATCCATGAAAGCCTATTTGCAGGTTTTAAATCCTGTACTTAAACTTAAGGATAAAGAGGTTGAAGTGCTTTCTAGTTTTTTATCTATATGGTACAATAATCAAAATAAAGAAAACATAGAAAAATTATTATTTTCTACAGCCGTACGTAAAATGGTTAGGAAATCTATAGGTATGTCTGAAGCATCGTTTAATAATCATATTACAATGCTTAGAAAAAAGAATATGATTGTAAATAAAAAAATAAACCCAAGTATTTTAAACGGTATACAAGAAGATGGAATAGAAATCACTTATAAGATAACGTGGACAAAATAATAAAAAAATTAGCTAAGAAATATAATATTAGTGAATTTAAAGCAAATCTTATAGTTAAATCTCAATTTGGCTTATTAAAAAAAGCAGTGGAGAAGGGAGATTTTAAATCAGTGCGATTAAAACATTTAGGAATGTTTACTGTAAAGAAAAATAGATTTAAGTATTACAAAAATGGCAAACGAGAACAAACCTAAACCCATCACTCCAGTTAAGCCAGGCGCAATGGATAAAGTAACATCTGCAGCAGCTAAAGTTAGTGAGATTTTTAACGGATGGAAGAATGTAGTGTTTCAAAATGAGCACGTAGAGATGATAGCAAAAGCAAGAGCTGCTATATGTGGTGATTGCGATTTTAATGTTAAGAGTAGATGTAGTAAATGCGGGTGTCCGCTAATAGCAAAAACACGGTCAATGCAATCGCATTGCCCACTTAAAAAATGGTAACTATGATTAATTATGAACCTTTAGGAAACCATATTGTGGTTGAAATGCCTAATGTGGAGAAAGAAACAGATAGTGGAATCTTAAAATCAGATTCTATGATCAAAGCGGAGAGAGATAAAAAAGACGGGCATGCTAAAGTTGTAGCAGTTAGTCAAGATGTTAAGAATGTAAAAGTTGGAGACACTGTAATACCAAAAGGACAAGGGTTCATGGTAATGGTGGATAATATAGAGTATTTCCAAATGAATATGTTTGATGTACTAGGAATTGTAAAATGATACTAAACGGATTTGACACAGATGTTAACTTCTGGAAGTTAAACCCACAACTAAAAGTTCCCCAGGAGTTTGCTGATATTTTAAAACAAGATAAAAGCAAAAACAAAAGCAAAAGCTCACAGATAATGTGGGCTATTGCTCTTTTAGTGGACCCTGACTCTAAATTTTCTAATATATCGTATCAAACTCGTAGGGATATGATAAGCAGAGACTTTCTTAAAAATTCTAAGTTTGATTGGGATAGTTACAAAGGTGCTATTGTTTTTTATGAAAGATCTTTAATTACTCCAGCTAAACGACAGTTAATGGTGTGGAATAAAAAGATGGATGAAAAAACTTTATACCTAGATATACTTACTTATGAAGATAACGCAGATACTATTGAGGGATTACTTAAAACAAATGTTAAATTGTTTGAGGATTATGAACGTCTTCTTAAACTCGTGGATAAAGAAAGTAACGAAGGCTCTACAAAAGGTGGGGCAGAAGAGTCTGCCTCTGAGAAAGGATTAATATGATCATTAATAAATCAGCTTTTTTACTCAAAGAAATACCACAGTTTCATCCAGCTAGTGAAGAGTATTTATTATTCTGGCGAGAGGAAAAGAAACGTTGTATTGAAGGATATTGGGTGGGAGGTGTATGGATGCCAGGTAATCTTTATTTTTATGTAAACTTCTGGACCATACTTCTTAATAAGACTGCTACATCTAAAACTAAAACTCCTGGCAAGCCCTTTCTTAGAGATCTTGAGTGGGAGTTTTTTTATAACTGGTGTGAGGCTAGAGGATTCTCTGGATTTAAGAATGATAAAGAATTTACCTGCGATAGATCTTTTATAGGTAAAGATAATTATGTTCCTGCTGCTGAGTATATGCGTAGGACACATAAAAGTAATTTAGGATGCCCAATGTGGGAGAATGAAGCTAAAAACTTTATGATGATGGGTAGCCGTGGATTCGGTAAATCTTATTCTGTTGCTGGTGGAGTAATTGGGCACGAGTTTGTATTTGATGGTATGAAAACATATGATCCTGAGTATGTTGGCAGCCCTCCTTCTACAGAAATTGTAACAGGAGCAGGTGATGCTAAATATTCGGGTGATATATTAAAAAAGACACAGTTTGGATTGGATAATTTACCTGGAGGAATTGAGATTGGGGATAAGTTTTATCCTTCTCCTTTTGCAAAACAATATGCAGGAAGTTGGTATTCTGGTAAAGAAGTTATTGCAGAGTATAAGAAAAAGTTAGGCGGTACCTGGAAAGTTATGGGTAGTAAGTCTAAGATTAAGCATAGAACATTTAAAGATAATGCATTTGCTGCCAATGGTACTCGTCCTGCTGTGATGGTAATGGAAGAGATTGGTATGTTTAATAATCTTAAAGCATCACATGAAGCTTCTGTAGAGTGTATGAAAAATGGGGCATATAAGTTTGGAAGCTGTATGTATCTAGGAACGGGTGGTGATATGGAGGGCGGAGGTACTGTAGACGCAAGAGATATGTTTTACAACCCTGATGTATATGATATGATCTCATTTACCGACGAGTGGGAGGACAAAGGTAAAATATCGTATTTTGTACCTGCGTACAGAGGGTTAAATCAATTTAAAGATTCTAATGGTAACACTCAAGAGGCAAAAGCTAAAGTTTATTTAGATGCATTTAGAGAAAAACTAAAAAAGAGTAAGAATTCTAGAAGTGCTTTAGATGCAGAACTACAAAACAGACCTCTTGTACCGTCAGAAGTATTTCTTACTCGTACAGGTAATTTATTTCCTGTAGCAGATTTACTGGAAAGGCTTGCAGACCTTGAGGCATCTAACAGAGAAAGAAATCATGATTATGTAGGAGATTTATATATAGATTCTTCTAGTAATAAAATTAAATGGAAACCAAATGCAAAACTTTCTCCTATTGTAGATTTTCCACTAAGAGGTAGTGATGATTTATCAGGATGCGTGGTTATATATGAAATGCCTTACGAAGATTCTGATGGAAACATACCTTATGGCATGTATCTTGCAGGAACTGACCCTTATGATCATGATGACTCTACTACATCTTCATTAGGATCCACACTAATATTAAACAAACTCACAAACCGTGTTGTTGCAGAATACACAGGAAGACCTGACACTGCAAATGCGTATTATGAGAAAGTTCGTAGACTACTACATTTTTTTAATGCAAAATGTTTATATGAAAACGAACGTAAAGGTTTATACCAATACTTAGAGTTTAAAAACCAAACGCATCTGCTTTTAGATCAACCTGAAATAATAAAAGATGTAGTACAGAACACTAGAGTTAATAGGGGTAAAGGTATGCATATGTCTAAACCTTTAAAAGATTATGGTGAAGAATTAATTAAAATGTGGTTGTTAGAAGAGTATAAAGAAGAAAAAGGAATGCTTAATCTTCACAGAATACGTAGTATACCTTTACTTAAAGAGCTTATTGCATATAATGACACAGGTAACTTTGATAGAGTAATGGCATTTATGATGGTATGTTACCATTTGCAAGAGGTGCGAAAGATAAAGGTGGATAAAGAAAAGAAAGTAACCACTATATACGATCAAGAGTTCTGGAATAAGTCATTATTCACAAGAGGTAAAAAAACCTTTTAGCTATAAACGCAAAAACTAAAAATCTAATTTCGTAGATTATTATTTGCGACATAAATTAAAATTTCTATTTTTGTCCTTTAATTCGCGAATTTAAAAAACAATATTAATATGGCAACAGTAAATGTAACATTGTCTCTCTCTAGTACAGATTTATTTGCAAAACAAGCAATAAACTTTACAGAGACAGATTCAATATCTCCTGCAGGAGACCAAATGATAGTAGGCCGACTGGTTACTACTGGATCTGGAACAGAAGATAACATCTCATTAAAAGCTTTAGATGGGACAAACGACAGAGCTTATGTATTTATACACAACTTAAGCAGTACTACTGGAGAATATGTGAAACTTGGATTATGTGGTACACATGGTACAGATTCAGCATCAGGTGACTGGTTTTCAGTTTTAGGGCCTGGTGAATTTTTATTTATGCCTGTCTCTGACATGCAAGATATAGATATAGAAGCAGCTGCAGGAAACCCTGTAGTTGAGTACGTGTTAATGGAGAAAGCAGCAGCATAATTTTAAAATAATATAAACATGGCAAACGCAAGTTTAAAAGTAACAGTTAGCCTATCTAGTACAGATTTATTTAGTACAATTAACTTGTCAAAAACTGTATCAGATACACTAACAATAGATGGAGACAACCGACAAGGTTTAACTACAATGAAAACTACTACATCTTTCGATGATATTAATGTTAATGCATTGGCAGGATCAACTCAAGGTGGTAAAAAAGCATATGTATATGCAAAAAATATAGATGCCACTGATGATTTAATATTTGCAGATGATGGCGATCAAGTCTTTGCTAGATTATCTCCAGGTGAATTTTTCTTTTACCCATCCGCAGATAATACAAAGATTCAAGTTAAATCTTCAGCAAATACTCCATCAGTAGAATTTTTACTATTAGAAGTAGACTAAACATAATTTATGGCTTACGTAGATTTTCCTAGACAAAAGCTGAGTCGAAGAAAAAAGACTCAGAAATGGGGAGAAGAATGTGTAGAGTCTGCATTAGGTTTAATAGGTATTTATGATCATACAAGACGTAGTTCTCGCTTTAAGAAAAAGCGGAACTACGATCTGTATAATGGTAAGTTCGATAAGAAGGATCTTGAATACGTTACAGATCCTTTAGGCCTAGGCGGTGTAGCAGAATTACCTGCTACCTTACAGTACTATGACATTGTATCTCCTATCTTTAATCTTCTTTTTGGTGAAGAAGCTAAACGAAAGTTTAGTTATGTTGTTCGTGCAGTAAACGAAGACTCTATCACTGGCAAAGAGGTTGAGATGAAAGACGCTGTTGTTGAGATGTTCACTGGTATTATAAACCAGTATCAAGAATCAATGGCGCAGGAAAACCCAGAAGCAACGCCAGATCAATTAGCTCAAAGCATACCAGAGAATCTTAAAAGGTTAGAGAAATACTTTAACTACGATTTTCAAGATATGAATGAGTCTACAGCTCACAAACTTCTTACTTTCTTAGAAAAAGATTTAAATCTTACTAGTATGTTTCGTACTGGTTGGGAGGATGCTCTTCTTGCTGGGGAAGAAATTTACAATATAGAACAGATAGCTCAAGAGCCATCGGCAAGACGAGTAAATCCTTTAGAGTTTTATTGTCTTTTACCACATAACTCAGATCTTGTAGATGAAGCTGATATTATTGTAGAAGATACATTTATGTCTTTAAATAGTGTTATTGATAACTATTATGAAGACCTCACCCCAAAACAAATAGATGATTTAGAAAAAAAGCAAGGGAATAGAGGATCAATGGAAAGTAATAGCCTTTTAAACTACCCTTCTCCTGAAAAATTATTTATAGAAAACAGAGAAGGTGAGGATGCTGGCGATGTGTTTAATTACTATGATAAAGATGGTAATATACGTGTTACAAAAGTTACTTGGAAGTCTATGCGAAAAATCGGTAGACTTTCTTACTTTGATGAGCAAGGTATGCCACAAGAAACAATAGTTACAGAGTCATATAAAATAGATGAAGAAAGCGGAGAGTCTATTGAGTATATGTGGATTAGTGAGTATTGGGAAGGTATGAAGCTAGGTGAGGATATGTATTTTAATATTCGAGCTAAAAAACAACAGTTTAGAGAAATGGATAACTTGTCTGTATGTAAGTCAGGTTATGTAGGAACTATATATAATGCAAATAACTCACAATCTGTTTCTTTAATGGACAGGTTAGTTCCTTGGATTTACATGTACATTACTATGTGGTATAGACTTGAGTTAGCTATTGCAGCTAACCAGGGTAAAATTGCACTTATTGATTTATCTTTAGTTCCCGATGGCTGGGAGGTAGAGAAATGGATGTACTATGCACAATCAATGAAGTTTGGTTTTGTAGATTCTTTTAACGAAGGTAAAAAAGGACAGTCCACTGGTAAATTAGCAGGTAACATATCTACTCAGAATAAAGTATTAGATATGGAAACTGGTAACCATATACAACAGCATGTACAGTTATTAGATTTCGTAGAAAGTAAAGTACAGTCTTTGTCTGGAGTTACAAGACAGCGATTAGGAAGTATATCTTCTTCTGAACTTGTAGGAACAACAGAAAGAGCAGTGCAACAATCTTCTCACATTACAGAGAAATGGTATGATATACATAACCAAACTAAAGTAAGAGTATTACAAACATTACTAGATGTTGCTAAAGATGTATACAGAGGTAAAACAAAAAAGTTCCAATTTGTAGCAGATGATCTTGCAACAACTACATTTAATCTAATGGGTGAGTTTGGATACCAAGAATATGGAATATTTGTATCTAATGCTACACAAGACTTACAGGCTTTAGAAGCATTAAAATCTTTAACTCAAGCAGCATTACAAAATGATAAAATGTCTATATCTGATGTTATCAGTGTTTACAACTCTAGTTCAATCGCTGATATTAAAAATAAAATTAAATCTTCTGAGGCCGAGTCTTTACAAAGAGAACAACAAGCTCAACAACAGCAAGCGCAAATGCAACAACAACAACTGCAAGTGCAGCAGCAATCAGAGCAGCAAAAAATGCAGTTCGATCTAGAAAAAGAAAATAGAGAAGACGCTCGTAATACAGAGGATAATAATACGAAGCTAGAAATAGCCCGTATGAATATGGAAAAGAAAACAGAATAAAAAAGCGAACACAATAATACTATAATTTAAAAAATTATATTTTAGCTATAGAGTTAGGATTTTAATTGATTAGACGAGTATTTTAAGTTTGTAAATATTAATTAAGTTTATATTTTTGTTCACTAATAACTAAATTTCAATTATGGCACTAGGTGATGATGCATTAGAAGGATTGGATTTAAGCGTGTTGGATAACATCATGGTTAAACCAGAGGAGAGCGACACCAAAGCACAGCAAGAAGAGAAGGTAGATGAACCTTCTATTTTTGAACCTCAATTAAAGATTAAAGAAGTTGACGAGCTTCCAGAAGTTAAGGAAGAAGAGTCAAAAGAAAAGGTTGAAGAACCAAAAGAAGAAGAAAAAGCTGAAGAAGATGAACCTGCAGCAGTTGAAGAAAAAGATCAAGAGGAACCTGTTTCTGAAAAAGAAGCAGAAAGCGATACTGAAGAAGAAGACGAAGTTAATGCACTCAGAGTCTTTGCAGAACTTCAAAGAGATAAAGGTCTTATAGATTATAAGGACGATGAGTTTGAAGGTAACGAAGAATGGATTCTTAGTAAAGTTAATGAAACAGTGGAGGGCAAAGTACAAGACTATAAAGAGTCAATGCCTGAAGAGATTAAATATTTACTAGATAATTACGAGGCTGGAGTCCCGCTTAATAATCTTTTAAATATGCAAAGCCAAGAACAAGTGTATGAATCAATTACTCTTGAGGCTCTTGAAAAGAGTGAGGCTATGCAAAAAAACATTGTTAAAGATCTTTTACTTAAATCTGGATGGTCACAAGAACGTGTAGATAAAAAAGTACAAAGATACGAAGACACTGGAGTTTTATACGAAGAGGCTGAAGAAGCTTTAGCTTCGTTAGTAGAAGTTCAGAAGAACGAAAAAGAGCAGTACGTAGTACAGCAAAAACAAGAACAAGAACAGCGTATACAAGCCCATGAAAAATGGCTTGGAGATTTAAAAAATCATATAGGCGACAAAGAAGAAATTTTACCTGGATTTAAATTATCTCCAAAAGATAAAGATAATTTATATAAGGGTATAACTAAGTTGGACAGACAGGGTAAAAACGAAATCATGAGATTACGTGAAAAAGATCCAGAGTTCGATTTAAAAATAGCATATTTAGCGACAGTCCTTAAGTGGGATTTTTCAGCGTTTGAACGGCAGTCAACAACTAAGTCAACACGGAAGTTGGCAGCTGCGATAAAGAGTACGAAGAAAACTGGTTCCAGACCAAGTAGAGGTACTTCGAATAATGTTGATTTTGGCACTATGAGAAAATCTCTGCGATAGGAGCTATTTATTTTAAACAACAACAAATAATAATTAAATTAGATTAAAAATGGCAAACACAATTAGTTCATTACAAATGTATGCTCCTAAAAGCTGGTCTGGTCTTACAACTGAGAACCACCTAGGAAGCGTATTTGCACAAGAACCAACTTTGGTGTCTAACATCATTAGTAGAGTTTTTGGTTTAAATCAGTACGCAGGTATTGATTATTTTTTATCAATCGGTGGAGGAGAACAAGAACTTCCAGATGACAATGATTTCGAGTGGTACCTAAAAGGTGACGATGAGAAAGCAATTTCCATTACTGGACATACTGCTGCTTCTTACGCTGCAACTCCTGGACAATATGGTTCAGAAATTCTTATTGAATTTGCAGAAAAATATTTTGCAGTTACTGACAAACTAGTATTAGATGATGGTGAAACTGCTGTTCGTGTAATGCGAGAGCCTTTTGCAAGTGGTACTTCTTATGTATATCCTTGTATGCTTATGTCAAGCGAACCCACTGATTTTGTTGCTGCATCATTGCTAGCTGCTGGATCTAAGGCGAGTAAAGAATACTCTCCACAAGAAAGAACTTTGAACAGAACTTATGGTGAAACTAGCTATACTTCTCCGTTCAAAATGCGTAATGCAATGTCTTTCTTATCTAAGACTTACACTATTCCTGGAAACATGCACCAACGTCCTCTAGTTATTGAGATGATGGATCCTAAGTCTAACAAGACTACTAAGATCTGGACTCAATATGCAGAGTATGAGTTTATGTGCCAGTGGATGAAAGAGAAAGAAAGAATGTTATTCTTCTCTAAGTCTAACAAGCAAGCTAACGGAACTTACAATATGTTCGGTGATTCTGGTTCTCCAATTGTTGAGGGTGCTGGTATCCGTGAGCAAATCTCACCATCGTACAAGTTCCACTACACAAACTTTACAATTGACTATTTAGAAGATGTACTATTGAATCTTTCAATTAACATTCTTCCAGAAGATCAACGTCACTTTGTAGCGTTTACAGGTGAAAGAGGTATGGTACAATTCCATAGAGCTCTTGAAAACCACGCTGCAAGATTCCAACCATTAGATTCTAAAAGAATTGGTGGAGCTGGACAAAACTTGAACTTCCAAGGTCAGTACAGAGAGTTTATGGGACCACAAGGTATTCGATTTACTTTAGTACACTTACCAATGTATGACAATGAAGTTCGTAACCGTGTACCGCACCCATCAGGGGGATACACTGAGTCTTACCGATACACTATCCTAAACATGGGTACTTCAGGTGGAGAACAGAACATTCGTCGAGTATATCCTAAAGGACGTAAAGAATTAATGTGGCACGTAGCTGGTTCAACTTCACCGTTAGGACCGAACACGTCGTTCTCATCAGGCTCTTCGTCTGCAGTAGATGGTTATCAATTATTTGCTCAAGCTCAACAAGGTGTTTTAATTCAAAACCCAATGTCTTGTGCTGAATTGATTTACTCAACAACGGTATAATAAATAAATTAATATAAACACGAAAGAAGATGGCAAAGAAAGCGATGGTAAAAACCGCACCAGTGATAGAAGAAAGTGTTTCTACTAATATAAAAATAGATAAGGTTACTGTAAAACCTATTAAGAAACACGGATGGCTCCCCGAAGATCATGACGGGAGCCTCCGTTATTCTAGATGTTTTGAACGTTTAACTGTTCAAGCAGCAAAAGGTAGCGGTGTCCTTAACACTGGATTAAGCGAAGATGACGAACGTCGTCTAGAGAATAAAATGAATATGTCTCCAGGGACACTTTCTAGATATAATACAGATTACTGGACTATGTTTAGAGTAGATGTATCTGCAGATGGTATTCAATTAGATCTTGCTAATCCAGAGCATGAACTCAAATACTTAGTTTTAAAAGCTCATCAAAGAGTTGCAAACTCAGAAATGGAACGTTTTGACACTCCATTTGCAGAGTATATTATGACTTCTGATGAACAAGAAGCTAAGGTTGAGAATAAAAAATCTAAACTTAAGCGTAAAGCTTACAAGGTATTTAGTAACATGTCTACTACAGAAATGAAAGATGTTCTTAAAGTTATGGGTAAACGAGTTGGAGACGATATGTCTGTAGACTTTGTTGAGTCACAACTGGATAAAATCGTAACAGATGATCCAAAGAATTTCTTAAACACTGTAGAAGATTCTACATTTAAAATGAGAGCATTTATTGATGACTGTATAGCTTCAAGAGTTCTTGTAAAAAGTGGTACTAAATATCAACTTCCTGGTGGAGACACTGTAGGTTACACACTTGAGCAAACGATTGAATATTTACAAAATCCTGATAATCAGGAAGTGTATTTAGATTTAAAAGGTAAAATGTCTGTAGCAAAGTAGTATGACTATATTAGAAATGCATAATGAATTTAAAATCTTGATGGATAAAGCGGATTCGGGCAGTGCCCCTTCGTTTTTATCCGAAGAGGTAGATGTGTTTTTAAATGCATCTATTGAAAGATTTATAACTAAACGTGCGTTTGGTAATAATGTTCGACGAACAGGGTTTGAGGAAAATCAAAAACGAAGAGATGATCTTCGTAATGTTATATCAAATGTTGGAATCGAAGTTTTTGATACTATTGTTGGTGAATCAAAACCTAATGGATCTTTTGTTTCACTACCTAATGATTACAGACATGCTATAAATGAAGAGTGTATGGTAGAGGATGGTGCTAGAATTTCTGTTAAACCTATCACATATGATAGATATAACAAAATAATAGATGATCCTTTTAATTCTCCAAATGAAAATAGCATTTATAGATTAGATTACGGAAATAATAGATTTGAACTTATATCTCCTAAACCAATAGTAAAATATTATTTAAGGTATATTAAAAATTTAGATTCTGTTAGTTTACAAAATTCTATAAATTGCGAATTAGCAGATCATACACATAGAGAGATTATTAGGATGGCTATTTTGGAAGCTTTAGAAAATATAGAGAGTCCAAGATACCAATCAAGTAAAATAGAACTTAACGAAATAGAATAAATAAAATGGCAAGAACAGCAAAAATAACAAACGCTAATGTAGCGCCTCGTCAAAACGCAGGTGGTTTAGTTGGCAATACTCCAGTTCGAGCACAAGATTTTAATGATCTTGCTGGAGATTACGTTAGTTTATCTGACGCAAATGCTCAAGCTATTAGTAGCGCTGTATCTGTAGCAGGAGTTGGAACTCTAACTGGAGGTCTTGTATATGGTTCTGAAACCATAGACACAAATGCTGCAGCATGTAGTGTTACTATTCCAATTACTGTCCTTAATCACGATGGTGATGAAGCAGTAACATTAGCGAATGGAACAACTGTAGGGCAAGTAAAGATATTTTTATCTTCAACTGCTAATACAGTTACATTAACTCCTGCAACTTTAGCAGGCGCTTCTACGACTATTGCTACTACAACTGTAGGGGAAGCTTTCACTTTAGTGTGGGGCGGATCTGACGGATGGTTTGTAGTTAGTCGATCTGGTGGTGCAAATGCTGCGCATAATGCAGTAGCTAACTATCCAGTATTAGCATAATAATTAATTAATTTTTAAAATAGAAAACAAATGTTTAAAACAGATAATTCCCTACATGTATTTGTAGGACCAAATAGCACTAGTGCAGATGCATCATTTCAAAATGATGTTACTGCAGGTGCAGCTACAGGATCAGGAAGTATTTTTGTAGTAAATGAAGTAGGGGCCGCTCATGCTAATGCTATTACATCAGGTGAGCTTTTTAAAATTGGACAAAAGCATGCTGATGGTTCAGTAAACTATTCTCCATTATTAAAACTTAGTGATTCTAGTATTGTAGGTAAAGCTACGGTTGCTAGATCTGAGCAAGTATCTTTTCTTGGATTTAATGGAACTGCAGGATCAATTGATGCAATTAACTCTAATCGTTACACTATTCGTGTAAACTTTAAGAATAATGTAGACATGTATTCTGAGCAATCAGATTTACATTTCTTTGAATTTGTATCTGATGCTTCTGCAACTCAACAAGAAATTGTAGATCATTTTGCACAGATTATGTCTAAGAATGAAAAATTCTCTGGATTACTTTTAGGTAAGAAAAGAGGTTCTGTAAAAGTTGAAAGACTAAATGACGAAGCTTCTGCTTTTGTTGATTTTGGTACAGGCGTAGATCCTACATTTACTAACGGAAGTACTCACGTATCTTGTGCTGATGTAGATGATGCCACAAGTAATGCTGCATTAGCAGTTGGAGAATATATTTTAGTTGCAGGTGCTGCTACTCAAGATGATGAAGATGGAATTTATAAAGTTGTATCTATTGATACCACTAATAATTTCTTTGTACTAGATCAACCTTTCCAAGGTACTTCTGGGTTAAAAGCTGACAATATTTGCGCTAGATTGGATGCCGCTACAGTTCAAGCTGGTGAAGCAGGTCTTCGTATTACGTCTCTAGAACAAGAATGGAAGTTAGGACGTATTACTGATACACAAATTACTTTTGAAGTTACTTTAGAAGGATGGGGCTCTACAACAGCACCTTCTACTACAGCTGCTGTTAAAGGTTCTGGACATGGTAAAGAAATTGCTGAGTTAGAATGGTTTGGTAAAGGTTCTCAAGGAGCCCCTTATCGTACTGGTATTATTAGTAACGAAACGGATATTACTTTGTATGCGTCTAAAGATGCAGTATACGATGTAATGGAAATTAATGGTACTCTTGCAAATCCTAGCCATGCAGTTGCTGGTTCAGGGGTACAAAAATGTCAAGTTATTCTTGCTTTAGTTTCTGATAATGATACTACTGATGGTGCTCAAGCAAACACTACGTTTGGTTTGACTGCTATATTCAACGCATAGTACTTTATAATTTATATAATCAAAGGGCAGGCAGCTAATCTGTCTGCCCTTTTTTAATAACTGCACATGGCATTAAACTTAAAAGTTAATATACAAACTGCAAATGATTGCAGAAATCTTGTTATAGAAGATATAACAGGAAACTATTCTGAGAACAACTTAGGAGGTTGGGGAGGATTAAATATTAATCCTTTAAAAACTAATGTTAATATGTCTATGACTCTTCAAGCATATTTGTACGAAGGTGAGAATTTAACAATAGCTGAAGGTAACTTTGACTTTACTGTATTTGAAAACTTTATAGATACTCCATCACAGGAGTCTTATGCTAATTTTAAAATGTCTATACCTGTAGAAACTCTAGCTGTAGAGATTGCAGAGTTAGAATCTTTTAATATAGTAGAGGATAATTTATATCAAATAATTCTTAGAGTTGGTGATTCTAGTACTAGTACCGAATACGCTATAAAAGAATTTGTATTTAAAAATACTTGCTCTATTACTAAGCTAGTTGCTCAAGCATTAACTTCTATTAATCTTCAATGTGAAGATTGTGATGACTCAGATATAGAAAAAGCATTGTTAGCTAAAAGTTTATTAGAAAGTATTGAAAACGTATGAGGCTACGTAATGGTTACATATCAGGGCTTCCAGACGAAATACTTGAATCTTTACTAGACGAAGATCAAGCATTGTTATTGTCTGAGTATGAAACAGAAGTTTCTAATGGGGCTAGTGATACTGAGTCTACTATAAACATACCTATAGTTTTTGTTTATGTACGAGATAATAGTGAGCAGGGTGAGCAACAAGGTATCAAAATAGATACAGGTGACGCTTTAGATGCCTCCGCTTATTTACTAGAACACTTTAATAGTGCTGCTGCAGATTTAAATATTTCATTTACTCCTGCTTATAAAACTGGCGAAAATGATATTTTAGATTATCCAGGCACATTAATGGTTGATGCTGAAGATTTATATTCACAAAAAATATATGTAACTCCTGAAAATACAGAGGAAACAGTAAATATGTATTACAGAAATACAGGAGTAGCAATGGCAGATCAAAATTATGATGGAACCCATTCTATTGCAGGAGTTGGTAAAACTGCATTAATTGCTAAAATACTAAATACTCATCATATAAATTTTTCTAAAGTCTACACTGTTATAATTGTAAATAGATTAAACACATTGTCTTTAGGAGGAGAACAAAATAAAAATAACTTTAGCACTTTAGGATGGTCATATATAAATAATATTCATCCTGCCGTAAGTAATAACAAGCCTTTTGTATCTATGTTTTCTTTACAAGCACTTAGTAATTATCAAGATACAAATTTAGAGGATCATTTAAACATAGATTTACAAACTATAATAAATGCGCATAATAATTATTTTGTAGGTAATTTTAATATTATTGAACAATCTCCTTTTACAGAAGATGATTTAAAAATTACTAAAATAGAATTAATAATAAAACATTCTTTAGCAAGTTCATTTGGATTATTACCCACTGGAACAGGAATGGCACAAGATTTATTATTAGCTTCGGGCACAACTAATTGCGATGCAAATGGTTGTTTATTGTTAGGAGGGCAAGGTAATTGTATTGATGATGTTCCTCCTAACGTGATGGGTGGCTTTTACTTTAAAAAATTTATTGAAGATGATTATGGTGCTGCAGGTGCATCATTTTGTAATAATGAAGCTCCTGGTTTATTTAACTCATTGTATATTAGTATGTATAATATAATGAATTTTTATAGAACTGAAACTGCAACATATATAAGCTTTAGTGAAAATCAAATAGATAAAATACGAGCAGGTTTTGAAACAGAAGGCACAGTATTAAAATCATTGAAAGATAATTTTAATTCCTATTCTTTTAATTTAGAAACACTATGTGATAATACTCGACAGATTAGTGTTAGAGCTATTAACAAAGCAAAAAATTATACACAGTCTTTTAAAGTAGTTAGAGAAGAAGAATCTTATAAATTTAATTACGTTAAAAATAAGGTAAGTTTATTATGCAATACATTGATAAATAGATAATGGCTAAGAAATTTAAAAATACTAAACCGCCTAAAGAAATTAACGGACAAGAAAATATACATTTTTGTTCATATGACCTTTTAGAAAAAAAATCTTTACCTCCAAGTAAAAAAGAAAAGGAAGAAATATTAAACGCTTTAGAAAAAACTAAATACTCTAAACAAATATATAACCAGAAAAAACTTACAAGAACTGGTCCTCCATATATAGATTACGCAGAAGAAGATTTAATATACATACCATTAGTATTTCATCAGTTTGAAGACACTACTGACCCTAATTACCAAAACAATTTAGATGAGTCAGAGTATAAAGCTAGTAATAGTACTTATACAGAAGACTTTTATATTGAGGTTGTAAATTATTTAAATACCTACATGGATGGTACTGCTGTGCCGCCTGAAGGAACTCTTGGAGCACATAAATTTAATCCAGACCACGGTGTTGTAAGTAAATTAAGATTTAAAATTGCAACACATTTACCTGGTAAATTTTTATCTAATTATTTAGTTTCAACTAAATCAACAAACCCACCTTTTAATGTTAGTGTGGAAAGTCCTTTTAGTTTTCTTTACGATAATGGTACTTTAGATAATGCCCAGGAACAAGCAGATTTACAAGCTAGTCAAACTTTAGCAGCATATACTGCATTATTAACAACATATATTTTAAACGGGGATGCTGCAGATTTAGATGAAGCAAAAGAATTAGCTAAAGGAAGTGATGAAAAGATAGCACATGATCATGCAGAGCTTTTACAAATTTTAGGAGGAGTTGTTGGTTGTGGTCCAAATGGGGCTATTCTAACATATGACTATTCTAAATATAATGTTGCTAATTTAATTAATCTGCATAATGAAACTTTTAGCACGAATCCCACTAATATAAATGAGATTAATTGCCAAGATCAAGGTTGTTTTGATAATTATAATACTCCTATGGGGCAATTGCTAGGCGTTAGAGAATACCCCGCTGAAGAACTTGAGTCTCTTTTAGGTAGTTCTGGATGGTATAAAGAGCTTGGGCAGTGGGGAGCTACTTTACCTGTAATGAACGTTTGGACAAATATAGGAGCTACTACTACTGATGCAGGATGGAGAGGTCTTGGTCCATCTCCTAACGGAGCATCAGCTGTGCACGGAAGTTTATACATGCATGCTGCTGATAGTTTTTTTTATAATCCACAATATTACGCAGGAGTTTTACTTCATGAGCTAGGTCATACGATGGGGTTACCCCACACTTTTCAAGGAGGTAGAATAAGAGATTTAATAAGTAGACTATCTCCTGAGTTTGTTTTAAAACAAGAATATCCTTACACCCAATCTTATAGTGAAGTTAACATGCTGCCTATAGTTATTGGTAATTTATTGGGAGGTGTAACTGGTACTGGTACCGTTGGTCAGAATTCTCTTGGATTTACAAGTAGGCCTCCAGCTATATTTGGTGAAGGACATCCTACAGAGTTTAGAACTACAAATATTTTTACAGCTTCAGAGGATATAACTTTTGGAGATATTATATCACATCCCAGTATTAAATACACTGAAAATCCTTCTGCATCTCAGATAATGGCTATAGACTTATATGAAAATTATGCAGTATACCCTTACAATTCTACAAATGTGAATTTTAGATTATGTTTACCGCTTTCTAAATTAGAAGGGTATTCTGGAAATAATATGGCATTTAATGGGGCAGCAGTATCTGTGCCTGGAAGTT